ATGTCATAGGAGTCACATCCAAATGCACCTATGTGCTCATTACCCGGATACCTAATACCATTCTTCTGATAAACATTGTTTTGGAGCCCCTTGTTTGGAGTCCAAGCTACTAAGAATCTACCCCTTGTGTCAGGAGTAAATATAACTTGCGTATCTCTAATACCATCCTTCCAACTAAATGTACCTCTAGTTAAGTGATGCTCTTTGATCAATGTATCGTTGTAGTCAATCTGCTGATAAATCCTTGTAAGATTAAATAGCGCAGCTTTACTCTCATCACGGAATGCGTGTGACTCTGTACGTGGGAACTGACGATAAAATTCATTTAGCGCATCAGGGTCATTCTTCAATGACTCAACCTCTGCCTCCCAATAGTCAATGGCTCCATTAACAATCAAAGCATCATCAACACCTCTGATTGGTGTACTTGGCTTTCTCAGCACAGGCATACCATATCTGTCAATGAATCCCTCCATATTCCACTCCATAGGAATGAACAAAGAGTATAGACCTGACTTGGTCTGACCATTGGCATTACGAGTATTAGGTCTTGAGTCCTCATACAAATCCTTGTAGTTCTGACCACCTTTGCTCAATGCATTTGAGGTAGACCCCATCATGCACTTACCAATAATCTTACTACCCAAACGCAAACACGTCTTTGTTACACGCCAATTGTTTAGGATGTTGTTAGGCTTTACCCACTTGGCGCTCTCATCGTGTGCTAAGAACAATAGTTTCTCACCATCGTATGAGTTTTCGTCAGTGTTTTTCCAGTCAATTGTCGTATCAAGTCCATCTACACCTTCCTCGTCAATGTCGTGCATATTCTTCTTGGTAATCTTAGATGCAGGTACCCGGTAGGCAAGCTCAGTCTTTGGCTTATCCATACCGTCCATAACAGGCTTGAAGAAGAAAGGTAAGTTACTGTTGATAGGTACAACCTTGTCAGTAAACATCTTCTTAGCATCGGAACCTGTCTTTGACAAGATACCAACCCTTGCATCTTTAGCGAGAGTTGCAATATTTACACATTCTGATGATGACATAAAGGAGAAACCTGAACGGCGTATTTTTAAGTACACCATACCAAATGATCTCGTGTCAGCCTTGCAGGCTTCCCAAAATATAAAGAAGATTCTATTGGCCTCACGGAAGTCAGGGTAACCGATGTCAATCTTAGACCACTGCAGGTACATATAGTGCGACCCTGTGATGTAAGTAGGCTTACCATTGTTCATAAACCAATGCCCATGATCTCTACGGTCAAACTCTCTCTCGATATAGTCAACGTAATTAGCCTTGAACTCTTTAGGCATCTCGTGCCATTGGAAGATTGACTGAATTCTAGCAAGTTGCTTAGGGATATCAACCCTGTCCCAATACTGCTCAGAAGCTTTTTCACTTCTCCTATCACAGTTATCAGGAGCAAGAGGAAGTGCAATATAAAGCCCATTTATGTGGTATATGTCACCTATCTGACCTGTCTTTGATATGACGATTAGGTCATATTGGTCATTGTAACCATATTGCCAACTATAGTTGCGATTCTTTTGATCACGGGCTTTCTTGTGAATGTGATCATTAGCAATGCGATAAAGCTTATTTAGCTCTTCGCTCTGCGAATCCCTGCTTAGTGTCAAGTTTTGCTGACTCATTTGTTACCTCCTCTAAACTAGCTTTCTCAGCTTCAATTCTATTTAATATGTCGAATGCATCAAATATAGCTAATCGTTTTGACGCAGCAGCATTCTTTAACTTATCTGCAGCCAAATCATCCTCAGAATCAATCTTGATGATATCTTCTTTGGCAACTTTGATCAATTGCTCAACAGCCTTGTAACCGGCCTCAATAATCTTGTGTCGTAGTTCTTTTGGTGTCATAGCTTAATTGTTATTTGATGGTCATATATTCTATACAACTTCTCCTCATCCACAATAAACTCATACTCGCTGTCAGGCTTAAAGCATACTTTATCTCCAGCTTTTATGCCTTTTGACATCAAGTACTCATTAGGGTATACCATTACACCCATTAGCGGTTCTTCCTCAATTGGCTTGTATATAAATGATTCTTCAGGCTTTATTGGTTTTACAAAGCAATACCTGTCATAAGCTTGCCAATCTGTTCCGTTATGGAACATAAAGAACTGCTCATCGTCAATAAAGAATAGGTCTTCTTTGAAAAAGCTTTTACCGCTCTTACGGCGCCCTTTCATATCATTATAGAACTTGAATACATTGTGATGTACAAGTAGTTTGTCACCTATCTTGATAGGTCCTTTATAGCCAATGGGTAGCTCAACAACATCAGCCTCTCTATTTGAGAACCTAAAGTCTTCTTCAGAAGTATTGACAATTAAATCAATTCCCCCTATTTCTTTTGTATTGTTGTATCTTTTTCCCTCTCTTGGCTTTACTATAAAGTAAAATGGAGATTGCATTAGATATTTACATTATATTCGATTGCGATAGGAACGGTATTGTTAAACTCTTTCCAAAGGACAACTTCACCCTTATCGTTTTCAATGTAAATCTTAATTGACATCCTATCATCATCATACTTAATGAGATGAATCTCTTGGGTATCATTCAAGACCTTTTGACCTACGATGTAGTGCATTGCGCCACCCTTGTAGTCGGGTCCAACAGATATCTTCCTAATATACATTAACCAACTTTGTTTACAGTGAGGATAACAGATGGTGTAGCAGGATGTGGAGCTGCAGAAGGTGCTGCCTGTATATTAATAGCTGTAGACGTTGTAGACCATAAAAGCTGTACCTCTGTACCTGCATCCATCTGAATAAAGAAGTTCCACGCAGCAACTAATAAACCTGCATTAGCCTGAACCGTAACAGATGTATTACTCCAAGCAACATCAACACCATCTCTTTTAAACCAAAAGTCTACTGTTTCTGATGACCCTCCTGATGTACGTCTAAGCTGAGCAGAGAATGCAATATTGTAAACACCTGCTGCAGAAGCTTTAATCAAAGTTGGATTTCCAAGACCATCATTTAGTATAGATATTCCGCTAGTAGCAGCAGTATCAACACTATTTAATTTAATAGGATAAGCAGTGTTAGCCACTAAAGCTGTTTGAATAGTTGTGTCATAGAAACTACCATACTTAGGTGCCAATGCAGTAACTGATGCAGCTGTAGCATATGTAGTTGAATCTACTGAACCATCTGCTTTTAAGAACTGAAGTGATGTTCCTCCCAACTTAATAAAAGAATTGGCAGTTATGTTGTTAGTACCTAAGTTTACATTAGTTGTAGCTCCTGTATATGGAACATACGCAGTTGAGTCAACAGAACCATCAGCCTTCAAGAACTGAGCTGAAGTACCACCTAATTTAATGAAAGAGTTAGCGGCAATATCATGCACTCCTAAATCAACATGAGCTACTGCACCTGTATATGGTACAAGTAAACCTGATGACGCTCCAAGAGATAAAACTTGACCAATAGTAAAATTCTTTGTTGCGTTCAAGTCATTTACATCAGTACCAATAAGTTTATCTCCTACATTAGGAGAAGAAACATTTGCATATCCACTAATCTTTCCCATCTTTTATTTTTTTGTGACCTCTCCGGTTTGCATATTGATCACAGCATCCTCACCGTACTTGGCCATTAGTTCCTTTTCATGCTCTGCAAAGAAACTCTTAAGCATATCTACTTGCTTTAGAATACCTTGCTTTTGCAACTCAACATCACCGAGTTGCATTTTTAATTTGTTGAAGTCACTATGCAATGCTTGTGTTTTCTCCAACTCTTCTTGTGTTAAAAATTTTTCTGCTTTCATTTCATTTAATTTTTACAAAGATACAATTTATTAGATTACAATTTTACTTGAGTCAATTACCTTTTCAGTTCTGTCTGATCCATCTTTAAGTGTCCTTACATTTTTTATTGTAAGTATACGGCCACCAATTGGTTTTGGTGGAGCTCCACGCTCTACGTGCCAACCGTGATGACCATCCTCATACTCTTCTTTGTAAGTACCTGTCAGCATCATATGAATCTGACGATGCTTCATATAGTATCCATTACTAGGGTGGTGCAATATTGAATCACGCACATCATTACGTGAAGCATTCTCGTGGATGTGACCCATTGAGAATACATCAAAGTCCTCATACATCTCAAGGGCTCTTGTCAAGTTGAGTGCCCCCTTGGTAACTACACCACCACCACCTGATCCGTGGAAGTATTTAATCTTTGTTGTAGTAAGCAATCTAGTGCCAGCTTTAATGATAAGCCAACCACCATATCCCCCTGTCTGAACTTGAGATCCTGTCTTTAAATTAAGCAGGTCTACAAATCGCTGTAAGATGTCAGTCTCCTGCCACTTGATAACACCTGTCTCGTGATTACCATAACCAATAACAGTAAGTATGTCAGCATATGGTGTCCACCACTCAACAGCAGTCTCAACAATTGAGTCAAGGTATCTGAAGTTATTGTGCTCAGGACGGATGTCAGACTTATTGCGGCGATTATCTCCGCGTCCCTGCATCAAGCAAAAGAAGTCACCGTTAATCATTACAGGAATATTGTGCTTCTTGAAATATTCCATATGGGCTTGAAGTAGGTCCCAATCACATTTAGGGTTGTCCCAATGGATATCTGATAGCATAGCTATCTTTACTTCATCTGAGTCATTTATAATGATCTCATGAATATTTTTTGAGTGTTTGATTAATTGCATATCTAACTAGAATTACAGAGAATATACCTGCAATGAATCCAAGTAGAAAGAGATTAGGTCCCTTCTTCTTTGTCTTAATGACAGCTTTATTATCTTGTTTATTGATTTTTATTGCAGCATCTAAGCTGTCAGAGTATACTTTTTGTATATACTTCACGCTATCTTTGAAGCGCTTGTTATCAAAACGTATTTCATATCTCGTTCTAGGCACAAAAGATGTCTTGTAACGAACGATTGTATCTTTTTGGACTACTATCTTCTCCCATACAATTGAGTCGTTTACAATGTACGGAATTGAGTCTATTGAAGTTATCTGAATAGTATCGGCAACCTCATCGCATCTATAACCTTTCTTGATTGCTTTTTTGAGGTGGTAATTTACAGAGCACGAGAATAATAGGTGCAATGTAATAAAAATGAGAGCTGCTCTTCTCATCATTTGAAAAATGAGCGCTTCTTATCCGCTCTGTTTTTAGATTGTGACTGCATACGAGTTTTGGTCTTTGATGTATGTGCAGCATCTTTACCATCACCATTACCATAGGTGCCTTTCTCTCTGTTTACTTTATTTAGTTCAGAGCGATACTCACGGCGACTGTCAGTAGAGTGGTATTCACTATCATACTCTTTCTTCTTCTTACGTGCATCAGGATTCTCCTGATAATACTTTGCACTTTTTGAAGTACCTTTTTTTGTGCCTGCTAATTTGTTTCTCATTAGAACTCTTTTAATAGACAATAGCTAACCAACTTCTCAGCCTTAAGTAACTTAATCATCTGCTTGTATTTCTTAATATCATTAACAACCTGACATCCGGCGCTCCACCATCCGATTTCTGTCCCAACGGGTTTATCTAGATTGTATGTATTAGGATGAAAATTAATGCCAAAGTAACCTTTCTGAAGGTCTCCTTGTTCTTCTGCTTTTTCATCTCTGTCAGTGTCTCTATATACCTGCACTGAGTTTCCGAGCTGTAACAATGCCTCGACCTTTCCTTGGTGCTTTCCATACTTCCATAGATTATAATACCATACGTCTGCTCTGAGAACTGCTGCTCCGTCTTTGTTGACTTTCTCAAATCTTTTGAGCGTAGGAGTTCCCGGGTTTGTCGTTGCCGACGTAACCGTAATAAACTCTTCGCCCTTAAATAGATAGATTTTATCATCAAATTTATTTGGAGTGTCCTCGTTAGACCTAACACCAAGTAACCAATAACCCTTAGGCAAATCCTTAAAGGTACTTAAAGATTTAACCCTATCAAGTAACTCAGTATCGGTATAAGTTCTTACCATTAGTTTTTTATATTTCTATATGTACTTGCTGCGCTCTCAACAGCGCCACGAATCTTTTTAACCACTGTAAATACAGTCTTAAGCATATTGTTTCCAGTGATATCAAACCAATTCTCATTAATTGACGATATCTCAATTAGCGTAAATATAATTAATATACCATTGGTAAACAATGCTTTATTCAAAATAATATCATATCCTGTGCTTTTCAATACACTGCTAACGAATGGCGTAAGTAGATAGAAGTCAAGTGGTAAAAGAGGAATAGCTACAAAGGCATATCCTGCCAATTTAAACATATAACCTCTACGTAACATCTTTGATTTGAATACATCTTTGTACGGTCTCTTTTCTCTCTTTGA